TGATAATAAAGTCTTCCATCAACATACCAATTTCTAAAAATTTCATGTGATTTAGCATCAAAGTTCATTAAGTCTTTGATTACTTTAAATTCTTCTCTAATTCTTTTCTTAATACCATCGCTAGCTGGAAGGTTATCAAGATTGATAGTAACAGGAGTGTCATTGAGATCACTGACAATAGCTTCATTTACAACATCTTCAATCGCAGTATCTGCTTCTGGATGAAGCGCCATTTCACGATATCTTTTTACTAATTCAAACTCTGATTTATATACACCTTCTAAATCCAAATATTGACCATAAAAATTACTAGCAATATAATGATCAACCCCATCCTCGTTATTCACGGGGACAGGGGACACTATACTTTTAGATTTTTTTTCGTTATCTTCAATAGAGAATCCAAAAAGTCTCGCCATTTTATAAAATTTGCTGTCTTACTAAGATTATTTAGCGATCTTAGTTAATGTCTCCAGCGCCACCACCTGCATTATCAGCAGCTGCTGTCCAGAATAGAACTTGTAGTTCGACAGTAAATTCTTCTAGAGTATCAGAGGAATCATATGATAGATCGATCTGAGAAATGTTTGTTGGGAAAACATCATGGAACTTGTACTTTCTAAGTACACTTCCATCTCTATCTAGTTGATATACGAAAGCGTCAGCTTGGTAATCAGAAGGATTGACTGCACCAGTCGCATCAGTGACACGATTGATCGAATTCATCCATCTTTCAAATGCTCCTCTGATTCCAAAATCAGTATCATTGAGAACAGTGATTGTCCAGGTATCAAAGGTTCTGTCTCCAGCAACTTTGAGTAGACGACCACGGAAAGCAACATCAATAGGAGCAATATTTGATGCAGGCAGCGCAGCTGCCTTTACCATAAATCTTGCTTCATTGACGACATTGTTGCTAATACTCAAATCTCCAGGGAATGCGAGTACAACTTCAAATAAATTGGGTCGGGCCCCGCCGCCCTGCAATTTATTCTTGAAATCGGAAATAGTCCTTAATGCGGGAGGATTTTGTTGATTTTTTGATGCCATTTTGGTTTAGACCCCTAATTAAACGTTTCCGATGACTTCATCAAATGACACACCAGTTCGTGTTGCCACGAAGGTGAGTCCAACGAAGTTGATTGAGCGTGCTGGTTTGACGAACACATCAGCAACGAATTCATTACGATCAATTACAGCAGAAGTGTTGTTGCTTTCGTCACATACAACAACGAAATCTTGGATTCCACGATTGGATTGAACTTCTCTTAGGAAAGGTTCAACAGAGTTAACAAAACTAGTTCTGGTAATCTCATCGTTGAATTCAAAGAGTTGATCTCTTGCTACAGAGGAGATTGCTTTTTCTAGGAAGATAAACAATCTACGAACGTTGATTCTATCGAAAGCAGAAGCTTTAGCGAATCCAGTCTTATCTCCGAATAGAACAATACCAGAACCAGGAATAAAGGTTATGGGATTAATTCTATTGCTATAGAGACGATCTCTCTGAACCTTACCTGGATTATAAGGAAGTTTGACAGCGTTTAGGATAGCTCCTCTTTCTGTTCCTGCGGGTGAGAACCAAGGGAAATCATTGATATCAGTTCTTGCACAAGTTCCAGCAGTATCTCCATTTAGTGGGATATAACGGAATTTGTCAGAGAATCTGTCATACATGTACTTATAACCACTATCAAACACTGCAAATGAGGATGAAGTGATTGGTGTAAAGTGACCAATTACGTTATCGGTAATTGTATCAACAGGTCTTACAACCGCTTCAGTTGCACTATCATTGAATAGGGCAGCTCTGTGTGGTGATAGGAATGCAACAGCATCCTTTCTCTTCTCTGCAACTTCGATGACTTTTAGACCAATTGCCTGAGATTGTTCTTTAGTGTAGTTTCCAGATCCTTGAAGGATGAAGTCTACAGTGTACTCATCAGGGTTGCTTAGAAGGTCATATCCAGCAGCAATACTTGAGATATCTGCTGCAAGTGAAGTTGTGGTTGATAGACCACTTGTTCCGTTGTAGTTTAGACCACCTGCTAGAGCAGCAGTAGTGTTACCGAATCCTGCGAAAGAAATTCCAGAAGCGTTTTGGTCCCATGCAATGTCTGTTACTGCAGTAAATCCTTGCCCAGTTGCAAGTTTAAAGTCACTTGCTACAGCTCCATCAGGTTGTCCACCAGCGAAGAAGTAACCAGAACCACTAGCAACATATGATCTATAGTAAGATGCGGATCCGCTTTCAAACTGAGCATCATTTGCTTTAGATAGACTGAGATGCTTCTCAAGAATAGTTCCAGGATTACCTGATTGTGATCCATCGTCGTCAATGACAACTAGATGAAGTTCATCAAATCTAGAATTTCTATTTTCAGCATATTCTGAAGTTCCTGGACGATCAGAAATTTGATTCCAGAAAATTTCTCCACCAGTATAACTAATCTTTTGCTGATCAAACCAATCAGAAGCTGAATTAGATCTAACAGAACGTGCTACTGTTACTCCAGTACCAACAGGAAGAGTTCCACTAGCAGGACCAGCAACAGATGTGCTGAATCCAGCAAAAGAACTAATTGTTACGGCAGTTGTTCCAACTCCAGTAACTGTTAGACCATATCCAAGGTGAGGAATAGAAAGAAGATCACTTGCAACAATATCTGATGTTGTTGGATTGATTGCAAGGGGAATAGAAGTAACTCCAGTTGAAAGACCAACTGATGCTAATGTTGAGGAAATTTCATTGCCACCAGTTACACCTTCACCAGAAGAATTAATAATTCTTACATCACCAGTGAATCTATAAATTCCGTTTTCTTGATAATCGACTTGTGTTGTTACTCCAGCAGCACTCTCATGCTGAACAAATTTAACATCAACAAAGTCTGCGCCTACTTTAGTTACAATTCCTTTAAATGCACCATCCAACACAGAAGTTGATCCAGCTCCAGGAACAACAGTTCCAGCAGGGACAACTTGACTTACGCCCATGCCAACTGTAATGCCAGTTAGTGCGATTCCACTAAGTCTTTGGTCAGCTGCTGAGTCAATAATTGCAACTTTTAAACCATTACCCCATGATCCAGGATTTCTAGATGCGAAAGTAATTCCAGGAATAATATTATCTTCGTAACCTAGATCATTATAATGATCTAAACTTTTAATTTTTGGTGCAGTACCAGATCCGAAGAAAGAGTTCTTCATATCTGCGTCATCTACTCTGATGACCCTTAGTGATCCGCCATATGCGAGATATGAAGATGCGACCATCCAGTTTTCATAATGCCTGTCAGCATCATATGATTTGCCAAAGTTAGCTAGCAAATCGGATTCATTCTGGATTAGGGTTGGAACTTCTACTGGTCCTTGTGCAAAAGGTGCTGCAAGAGCAGCAACTTTATCAGATACGGGATCTACTCTTCCTAAAGTAAGATCTACCTCTCTTACAACAATACCAGGAGATGCTAAATTTAGCGCCATTGATGTCTCCTTTTGGTGTCCGATATTAATCTAAAGTTATTTATTAAAAAGTACCTCTATCATGGGGAAACAATGCATGAACATACTACCAGTCTGGATATTCGTTTTTTGAAAGTTTGTTTTTATTTCGAGATTTTTGAATTCTTTTTATAGTGCATTCTTTACATTCGTATGAATATGCCGATGGAAAAGATCCTCTATCTTTTCTAGTAAGATAAAAATCAGTTAATAAATTTTTTGTTTGGTAGCAAGATCTACATTGCCTTTCATTGAAAAGAAGATGTTCTAACTCAAATGAGTCTTCAATATCCACTACTTATAATCCCACATATATGATCTATCACCATATTCATCGGCAAACCATCTATCTCCATCATTATCAACTTCACTTACAGCATCTAGACCATCAGAGATAAAACCAAACGGAGCCATATCTTGATCGATTTGATTTTTTTGCTCTTCATAAATTCTTTTACGAACATCATTATCAGTCATTTCTTTGAAATAATCTTGTGCAACTAACCATGAGAATATGACTAAACACATCGCTAGATCATCATTACATCCTTCTTCAGCTTCAAATGATTGTCTCTTTTGAACAAACGTAGTTAGTTCAGAAATAATATCATAATCATTTGTTATGAGTTTATCATCTTCCAATAAAGTTTTTAAATTAGAACATCCCAATTTTTTTACTGCTGATGTCATTCTGACACCCAATTGAGATTTTTTGCCAGAAAATCCAGATCCAACTACTTGCCCTGCTCTACCTCTCATAGAACACATTAGCAAATTTTCATATTCAAGATCAAAATAAAGAATAGATGCAACTTGATCACCAATATCGTTGACTTCAACTAAAACATATGATTGATTATATCCGTCTGCAACTTGTTTGATGATACTTGGAAATACCATCGGTTTTATTTCATTATTTCTATATTTTGCAACTATCCTATATGGAAATTGTGTTATATCATATACAATGAAAGCTGAATAGTCACGTTCTACTCCTCTAGCAACGTCAACCGTCATCATATAATTATGATCCTTTATAGGATCTTGATAAATGTCTAATCCTTTATTTCTTTTTACTGGATCATCATATACTAAATTCTTTAGTTTAGTTACATCAATAAGAGTATCAACAGATCCTAAGAACTCGCATTCAAACTCAACTTTAAACTGTTGCTCTGATGTGTTGGAAATAGTTTGAGCTTTCCACTTAGCGTTCCTTCCAGGAACTTCAGACCAGTGTACTGCAGTTGGTATATATTCATTTTTACTTCTTTCTGCATCATGCCACATTCGGTAGAAGTGATTCATACCATGTGGTGTTGAAACAATAATTACCTTGGTGTTTTTACCAGACGAGATAGTGGGATAAACAGAGGCAAAGAATTGATCAGCAATGTGATTTGGAATGAAAGCAAACTCATCAAGAAAGATAATATTATAAGAACCACCACGAACAGCAGATGCAGATGTAGATGCAGCTATGATTTTAGATCCATTCTCCAATTCTAATGATTGTTTATTCCAAGAAACAATACCCTGTTGCATCCACTTTGGTAAATTTTCATATGCAAGTTGCAATCTTCCAAGAAGATCTTTTGCAGTAGCTGCTTTGTTTGCTAAGATGGCAATATTAACATTATCATTAAAGACGGCATAATGAAGTAGATAAGACACGCATGTTGTAGACTTACCAGTCTGACGTGGCATCTTACAGATGTTGAATCTATTCTTATGGAAGTTTTTTACAAGTTTCTCTTGGAACTTGTACATCTTAAATGGTACAAGCCCTTCGTCTAGAGAAACGATCTTAATATAATTTTTAGCAAAGTATACAGGATCTTTTTTACACTTCAAGAATTCCCGAATATCATCTTCAGA